TCCGGCAAGGCCGTCATCGCCCTGTCGTCCAAGCCCCGGTCGCTGCGCGGCATGCAGGGCAAGGTGCTGATCGACGAGGCCGCGTTCCACGACGATCTGGACGAGCTGCTGAAGGCGGCGATGGCGCTGACCATGTGGGGAAGCCATGTCGTCGTCATCTCCACCCATGACGGCGCCGACAATCCGTTCAACCTGCTGATCGAGGACATCCGCGAGGGAAAGAAGGAGGGGCACGTCATGCGCCTCACCCTGGCCGAAGCGCTGGCGGACGGACTGTACCAGCGCATCTGCCTGCGGACGGGTGAGGAATGGTCGCCTGATAAGGAACGGGCGTGGGAGGCTTCCCTGCGCAAACGCTATGGCGATGCGGCGGAGGAGGAGCTGGACGTCATTCCGTCGCGCGGATCGGGCGTCTATCTTTCCCGCGCGACCATCATGGCGGCGATGTCGGCAGACCTGCCCGTCATTCGGCTGGCTTGTCCGGACGGGTTCGAGCAGCAGAGCGACGAGTATCGCCGGGACTTCGTGCGCGAGTTCCTGGAGGAGGAGGTCGGGCCGTGGCTGCGCGATTTCGATCCGCTGCGGCGGTCTTTCTTCGGCCAGGACTTTGCCCGTACCGGCGACGTCTCCCCGATCGCGGCGGGCCAGCTCGACCAGCATCTCAACCTGATCTGCCGTTTCATCCTGGAAATGCGGAACGTACCGTTTCGCGAGCAGGAGTTCATCCTCAACTGGATCGTTTCCCGCATGCCCAATTTCTGCGCGGGCAAGATGGACGCGCGGGGCAATGGGTCCGCGCTGGCGGAATATGCCCAGCAGAAATGGGGCGCGAACCGCATCGAGGCGGTGATGGCCAGCGACAAAAGCTATCTGGCCTTCATGCCCAAGCTGAAGGCAGGGCTGGAAGATCGGACCTTCCTCATCCCGAAGGATGAAGGGACGCTGGGCGACCTGCGCATGGTCAAGCTGGTCAGGGGCGTGCCCAAAATCCCCGACCGTTCCGTCCAGTCGAAGGCGGACGGGGCCAAGGGGCAGCGGCACGGCGATAATGCCATCGCGCTGATGCACCTGCGCGCCGCCGCCGATGAAGATGTGGGCCCGATGGAGGTCCATGTCCTCAACCAGACGCGTTCGTCCGCCCCCGAAACCGTAATCACCACCACCGGCTTCGGCACTGTCGGCCGCCGGTCCAATGGATTGTCCTTCTGATGGCCCAACGTCCCGCCCCTTATCGCTCCGTGAACCGCTCCGCCGCCGTTCCCCGGCCGTCGCCGGACCTGAGCAGCGAGATCGCCACCACTCGCGACGGGCGCGACATCACCCAGCCTTGGGTGCGCGGATTGCGCGAAGCGAAGGACCCCAAACTCGCCACCGCTGTCGACTGGGGCGCCTATGACGTCGTGTTCAACGACGACCAGGTCTTCTCGACGGTCCAGCAGCGGATCGGCGCCGTCGTCGCGCGCGACTGGAACGTCATCGCCGGTGAGGATGAAGACTCCCGTGCCGAGAAAGCGGCGGAGGTGTTCGACAGGACGCTCAAGCGCCTTCCCTGGGACCGAATCACCCGGAAAATGCTGATGGCCACCTTTTACGGCTACAGCGTCGCCGAACTGATGTGGGGCCAGCGCGACGGCCTGTTCGACATTGTCGGGATGAAGGTCCGCCATGCCCGCCGCTTCCGGTTCGACGATGAAGACCGACTGCGGATGCTCACACCCTCCAACATGCAGGGCGAGATCATGCCCGAACGCAAGTTCTGGGTGCATAGCGTGGGCGCGGCCGACGACGATCAGCCCTATGGCCACGGCCTTGCTCACTGGCTGTATTGGCCGACCCTGTTTAAGCGGAACGGCATCCGCTTCTGGAACATCTTCCTGGACAAGTTCGGCACCCCCACCGCCAAGGGCACCTATCCGCGCGGGTCGAGCCAGAGCGACATCAACAAGCTGCTGATGGCGCTCCAGGCCATCGCCACCGACAGCGGCTTTGTCGTGCCTGACGGCATGGCGGTGGAGCTGCTGAGCGCCGCCCGTTCCGGTACCGGCGATTATCACCAGCTTTGCCTCTACATGGACGCGGCGATCTCCAAGATCGTGCTGTCGCAGACGATGACGACCGACAATGGCTCGTCCCGTTCGCAGGGCGAGGTCCATGCCGACGTGAAGCTCGATGTCGTCAAAACCGATGCCGACGACCTGACCGACACATTCACCTCTCAGGTCGCCCGCTGGTGGACCGACTGGAACTTCGGCCCTGACGTCGCGGCCCCGATCGTGCGCCGCATCGTCGAGGAAGAGGAAGACACCAAGGCGAACGCGGAAACCGACCAGATTCATGCGAACATGGGCTGGGTCCGCACCGAGGACAGCTTCCGCGACACCTATGGCGAAGGCTTCGTGCGCAAGGGAAGCAAGGATGATCCCGACGGCGGCGATGGTGCCCCGCCACCTCTCAGAACCAAGCCTGCCACACCCGCCGCTCGGGGCAAGTCCAACGCGGGAGCGCCCGGCGCCAGCTTTGCCGAGCTGGATGACGATGGCCACGACGACGCCGACGGCATCGTCGACCGCATGATCGCCGAAGACGGCTACCGCGTCGCCAGCGCCATGACCGGCAACCTTGCCGATCGCCTGCTCGCGGCCGACAACGAAACCGAAGCTCGCGCCATTCTAACCCACGCGCTCGGCAGCATGGACGACCAGCCGCTTATTCAGGCGCTGGAGCGGGCCGGCTTCGCCGTCCAGCTCGACGCTGCGAATCAGTCCAGGTCTGAATCATGAAAGGCCCCACTCGCTTGGAGCGGCACGTGCTGGAAGGCCCAACCAATCCTTGTAGATCCCTTGTGTTGGGCGATCTTCAGGATGATAGGAGCGTCACCGCATTTCTCGCAGGCAAATTGGATGGTCAGTCCGTGGCGCCGGCTGCTGGGATTAAGCGCGTTGCTGGCTTTCGGATCGACCGACACCTGGCCCGCGTTTACCGACGTTTTTACACACGTCTTTTGGTCTTCGCTCCGATCATAGACGATCACTTCTCCTTGATGGAGACTTTCCGCCCCACAGCGCGGGCAATGAAGGTGATCTATGCCTTCGCCAAACAGATCGTGGTATCCTTGAATCTGTTGTTCCATGCTCAACCCTCCGCCAACGCTGTTAACAACTTTAGTCCCGCTTTCCTCAGGCAGGCAACCGCTCCAGCACGGGTCCATCTGAAAAAGGCCAATGTTTGTGGACGGTAATATAGGTCCTTCCATCTTCCTGAAGCCCGACGACGTCGTCCGCGCCTACGAAGCGCGCGACGCGCTGCAGCCGACCGTCCGCTGGTCGGAGATGATGCATGAGAACCATGCCGTCGCCTTCACCGTCGCCAAGATTGCCAGGCTCGACCTGCTCCGCACGATGCAGACGTCGATCGGTGCTGTCCTCCGCGACGGCGGCACCTTCGAGGAATGGAAATTGGGCATCCTGCCCGAACTCCAGCGCGCTGGCTGGTGGGGCGCGGTTTCCAACCGGGAACTTACCGGCACCGACGAGCCGATCATCGTCAACAACCGGCGCCTGCGGACGATCTACAACACCAACGTCCGCATGAGCATGGCGGCGGGCCACTGGACCCGCATCCAGCGGCAGAAAGACATCTTTCCCTACCTCCGCTACCTGCCTTCGTCGTCCGAGCATAAGCGCCCGCTCCATATGAGCTGGTACGGCATCCTCCTGCCGGTCGACCATCCCTTCTGGCAGACACATTTTCCGCCCAACGGCTGGGGCTGCAAATGCCAGTTCGAACAGGTCAGCGAGCGCAAGATGAAGCGCATGGGCTGGACCATCACCCCGGACAGCGATCTGCCGCAGGGCGCCCGCCAGTTCATCCCGGCCGATGGCGATCCGATCATGGTGCCGGACGGGATCGACCCCGGCTTCAGCTACAATCCCGGCACCGCCCATCTGCGCGCGATCGCAGCCAAGACGGTCGCCTCCCTACGCGCGGCGACCGACGCGGGCATGGAAGCAGCCGCCGACACCACCCTCCGGGAGATCATTCGCGACCCTGCTTTCGATCAGTTCCTCGCCCGTCCCCACGGCGCCTTTCCCGTTGCGATTCTTGATGTAGCCCAGCAGGCGGCCATGCAGGCCAAGACGCGAGTCGTAATCATGCCCGAAGGCGTCTATCGCAAGCAGCGCGGCGAACAGCCTGCCGTGTCGCGTGGACACCCAGAACTTGGCCCCGACGCCTATCGCCTGCTTCCCGACATCATCTCTCGCGCCCTTTTGGTCGCCCAGCAGGGCGACAACAGGCTGATCTTCTTCGCCGACGAGGCGGGCAATGTTTGGAAAGCGGTGGTCCGTCAGGACGCCGGCGACGAACTGCCCATCTTGGTCAGCTTCCATCGGAGCCGCCCGCGCAACATCGCGGCGGAAACGCGAAACCTCACCATTCTTCTGGATCGGCGGCAATGAGGAGAAAAGCGATGCGTGGCAGGGACTTCCTGTCCCCTGCTAAGCGGTCGACGGCCAGTAGCCTCGCGCTACGGAGGGAAGAATTCACCGCGTCGCGCGCATCGCACCTCCTAGTATATAGCATGGCTGAAACAGCGCAATGAGAGAGCATAGGGGGCAATTGAACATGGATGCGAGTGCCGCAGAGCTTAAGATAACCGACTGGTTTGTAGGTCTTCCGCTTCTGCATGTTGGGATCACGATCGTCTACATATACACCTATGCGCGCGTATTTGGCGGTAACATCCTGGGACTGGTAGGAACGAACGATGTGGCCAACGTCGCCATTCAGGCGATGCCGGTCGTCTATGGCTTGATCCTTCTCAGTGTTGTGGGTGCCGTGATTGGTTATGTTCGATCCGCTACGCCATCGACCGATGCCGAAAAGGCAAAGATTCGCAATTCGATAATCCGCGACATTGCCCTCATCATTGTTGTTTCGGCCTTGCCGCTGGGATTAGGAGTCTGGCGGTCATATCAAGACGGCGGGCAGCCATTCAATGTGCCGCTTGCGATACCAATGACACTGGCCTTAACTGTCGGCCTGCCCTGCGTTGTGGCCCTGTTCTGCCGCGTGCCGCAGAAGATCGTAATCGCGGGAACCTTGGTACTCGTAGCGTTCCACGCAGCTGCGATCCAAGCGGCTGATGCCGCGCAGCATGATAAATACGCCCGATACAGCATCGAAGCGAAGCCGCTTGCTCAGTGCAAAGACAAGAAAATTCTTCGTTCGTTCGCAGATGGTTACCTGGCTGTAGCAGCCGATAACTCGAAGCTCCTCATCAATAAGGACTGCGCCGTTTCACTCTCCGTACCAACACCAGAATGGTGGAGTAAGAAATGGATCGCGCTTCCAAAAGCGAAGAGCGGCCAACGTCGTGGACAAACAAAATAAATTCGCCCGGTAGCGGGGGATGGGACGCGCCAACGTCCCAAACCGACGGTCTCGACCCGTCACGATCCGGCTGGCCAAAGCCGAAACCATCCCGCCATCCAGTACCGGAAAGCGGAACATATAGAGAACATCATCATGGAGTCGAGTCCGTTTTCCTCGCCGCTGCAAGCGGTTTCCAACTCTGTTTCAACACCCCTTCAACCCGTCGATCCTGTAGCTCCGGTCGCTCCTTACATTGGCGGCAAGCGCAACTTGGCGAAACGGGTCATCGCCCGGATCAACGCCGAGCCGCATCACACCTATGCCGAAGTTTTCGTAGGCATGGGCGGGGTCTTCTTGCGCCGGGACCAGCGCGCCAGCGCTGAGGTCATTAACGACTGGTCGGAGGATGTTTCGACCTTCTTCCGCATCCTCCAACATCACTATGTCGCGTTCCTCGACATGATCAGGTTTCAGATCGCATCGCGCGCTGGGTTTGAGAAATTGCTGGCCCTTGACCCGGCTGGGCTGACGGACCTTCAGCGGTCGGCCAGGTTCCTCTACCTCCAGCGCCTGGCTTTCGGAGGGAAGGTGGCAGGCCGCAATTTCGGCGTGGCACCGATGAGGCCCAGCCGGTTCGATATCACGAAGCTCGCGCCCATGCTGGAGGCACTTCATGAGCGGCTCGCCTCTGTCACGATCGAACGGTTGCGGTGGCAGGACTTCCTGACGCGCTACGATCGGCCGGGCGTGCTGTTCTATCTCGACCCGCCCTACTTCAATAGCGAGGGAGATTATGGCGCAGGCATGTTCGGCCGCGCCGAATTCGAGGAATTGGGCGACCGGCTCAGTTCGCTGAGGGGGCGCTTCCTGCTCAGCATCAACGATGTGCCAGCAGTCCGAAAGGTCTTCGCAGACTTCGCAATTGAAGAGGTCCAAACGACCTACACCTTGGGCGGAAAAGTAGGCAGCCAACCGGCCCGCGAACTCATCATCAGCAGTCGCCATTGATGCCCAGTGCCGCTTCCCAGATCATTTCCCAGTTTGATGTCGGCCCACTGACCCCCGCAGCGGCACAGAGGCGACGGAAAACCGGGGAAAATCGAAACTGGGAAGCGGATTTACCGGAAACTGGGAAGCACTCACGGATTTCCGACATTTTTTAAACTTTAGGGACGCCCGATTGTCGTCAAACCCGCGAAACGCGCCAAAAATTCCCGGATAGCGCCCGCCCCACCACAAAGCCCACGAAAGCCCATTTTTTCGGGCATCTCATCCCGATATGTCCCGGAAAAACCCCCAATATCCCGCCTACCTGGAACCGGGAAATAAATGGCGCGGCACACGCGTGCGGGACGGCATGCAGGCCATGAGCGCGCGCGATCCCCTGCCCCGTCTGATGACGCAACTGATCGAGCGGGCGGGAGGAACGGTCCTGGTGGAGCGCGCCGCCAGCCGTCCATGGGCCAGCGCGCTGTTCCAGGGGCGGCGCCACATCATCGCGCTG